CGTCATTAACGGTTTCGACAAGAGTCTCATACCATTCACTGACTGTACCTGTGAAGTCGGGAGCAGCAGAGCTAGCCCCAATTTCTGTGCCCGTCGTCTTGTTGACGAAGAGTCCCGGTGAACGCGACCAGTAATAAGTCGCGGCGGTTGCACCACCGACGAGGTCACCAATGATCTCGCGATCAATCTCAAGAGCGATTTGCTCAGAGAGAATGCTCGTAAGCTCAACTTCCGCATCAAGGTTGTGGTAGGCGTTAAGGTCTTGACCTAACTCCGGAGTCCACTTCGCCTTCAGCTTCTTGGTGTTTGCAGTGACAGCCACGGAATCGACACGAATGTCAATCTCGGGAATGTCGGCGCTGTTCTCAAGTCCCCAAATTGGATCACCTGTAACAGAACCAATAGAGCCGCCTGCAGCCCAATCATCTCTGATCGGAACCTGAACAACGGTGGCACCAAGGTTAACATCGGCTGATGCCGACACTTGAATTGCAAACAGCCGGACAGCTTTTAGATCGCCCGTTAGAGCAGAATCCGTATCGCCAGCCGCAATGACTTTCGTCAAACGACGAACTTGATCCCATCCGCCGCCCGTACCCATTGAGGTGGAAAGTGCGGTACCGTAGCATGTAAATGCTCCGAGGTTATCAAAGTCAGCCTGAGCAGTAACGTACGCAGAGTGCGCGGTATCCCACACACACACCTTATAGGCGGTGCCAGAAGAAGACGATAACGCCAGAATATCTGGATCGTAATCGATCAGCTTCTTTTGTGCCTCTGTAGCTTTACCCACAGCGAACTCAGCTTTAATGACACTAGTGGTCCCGGCTGCGGCGTTGCTAACGGAGCCAGTTGGCGAACCGTAAGCATAACCACGAGCAGAAACAGTGCGCGGACCTGAAAGGTCAGACGCGTTTCCACTCACCAAGTTGACACCACCAGTGATGCCAGAAGCAACCCTGTCGCCACCGTAAAGTGAACCACTAGCGTCGCTCGCCCAGTTACCTAGACGGTCGGTCACTGCACCCTCGGTACCTCCGAGGTCTCCCGAGAACACAAAGTCCAGGAAGAAGATAAGTCCGCTTGGCAGACTCATCGGCTGAACACTAACAAGATCGTTAGCGATCAGACCCGCGAAAACACGACGAACAATCGGGAATGCGACGGCAGCAAAGCCCTCAACATCTCCGGCACCCATCGTAGAGCCCTCGCGGAGAAGCTCCTTAGCTTGATTTTCAAGCAAACGAGCCATGGCTTGGCGGGAACGATTAGTTTCCAGTCCCTCTAAGAGACCGGTCTTTTCCCACTTACCTAATAGTGCGTGGCTTTCGGCACGCATGTCACGATTAACAATACCTTCTGTTAACCTTTCAACAATACTAGACATAATTAAATCACCTCCTTAAATATATAATGATTATTTGATTCCAGCTAATCTTTTCATCCGTTCTTGTAACGGATCGGATGAAGGCACCTCTTGACGAGAAGCCCTGATTGTAGAAGACCGACGACTAATGGCCTCGCTCAGTGATTGTGGGCTGCGCTTAGGCTTAGCCGCCACTGTGCTTTGAAGCGTTTCAAAAATCGTTCTTGCTTCTGGGACTGAACCGGCGTTGGAAATAGCTTCGACAATTTTATCTTTTTGTCGCTCATTTAAGGAGGTATTTCGTAAAATACGGTTCGTATAAAGCAAACGAGCATTTGAGAGATTTACATCTTGAAGATTTTCTCTCAATTCTTCAACTGCTTGCTTATATTGTGTGTTCTGCTCGGTGAGTTGTTTATTTTCGAAAACCAACTCTTCTTGAGCTTTCTTTAAAGTTTGTAAATGGTCTTGCGCGTCGGTGCTACGACGCTGGGCGAGTGCTTTTGACATGGCCCACTTCATATCTTCGGAAGAGCGTCCAGCCCAACCACTTAAGTCGGCGCCCATATCAACGGTAAGCTTTTCCATGATGGCGTCGATCAACGCATCGGCATCAACTTGCGACTCTTGGGTTGGCGCGGAGCTTGCGAAGGTGCCCGGATCCTTCGGGGTAGTAACGTCCTCCCCCTCTTCTTCCTCTTCTCCTTCTACTGCGCTAGCTGTAGCAGATGACGAACCTTGAAGTGCGGCGCCGGAATCTTGTCCAGTCGTGCCAGTCTCCTCAAGCGTGTCGTCTTCTGCGCAATCGTCTCCCTCTTCGGATAACAGGTCGGCAAGTTCATCTTCGTTAATTTCAAATTCTTGATTCTCGCTGAGTTCCTCGCCCAACGCGGCAACAGCTTCTTGCAGCGCGCCAAGATCAATGGTCACATCCACCGGCTCGCCTGCGTTCGGAAATCCCTGTAGGTTCTTACCATCTAGGTCTGCGAAGTTGTCGGTCGCTGCGAGCGGAATTTCGTTGTCTTCGTCGATCTCGCCTACTGCGCCTTCTTCACCCATGGGGGCTGCGGGCTCTGCGCCCAGATCGCCACCGAGATCAGGTGGGGCTTCTCCGCCACCCAGGTCTGCACCCAAATCGGCACCACCTTCTTCACCCCCGAGAGGGTCCCCGAGGTCGATTTCATCTTGTTCTAACAAATTATCCAAGGTTTCTTTCACTTCTTGCGAATACTTTTCAATAACTGCCGTTTCGGCATTCTTTAGGGCGGCTTCGCGTAACGCCTTGGCATCGATGATTGCTTCGCTGAGCAAAGTAGACATAAATTGACTCCTAATATGACTATAGTTCACAAATAAGTAGTATTAATTCGTTGCAACAACCATTTTTAATGATATGTCTACCATGTACCAATCGCTACTCTCTTCCATGTGTCGGTGGCGACACAAACATAAATATAGTCCGCATCCCATCTAATCTCACCTTGAGTTCCAAAATCGCTAGCGCTCGAAGGGGTACCTGCGGTTCTAATTCGGATTGCATTACCGTTAACATCAAGTGGAATTTCCGGGCTGTAGGTTCCAATACCGATCTTGCCGGCTGCATATACATCCCCACTTCCGCTCGCATAAAAAGCCGGGTTTTGGGTGTCACTCTTAAGGGAGAGGAGCTTATCATTCTTCGATCCGCTTACATTTAACTTGGCGTCAAGGTGCATGCCGCCAACTGCAACCTTACCCGAGCCAGTAATAGCCATCGCGATTGGATTTGATGGCGTTTCGAAAATTGCTAAAACCGAACTATCAGAGCCACTGACATGAATCATCGCGTCCGAGTCGACGCCTGTGCCAATATCAAGAGTAGAAGAAGAAATTTTAACACTTCCTGCAGGGTCTAAAGTAATATCTCCATCCACATCAAATGTAAGATGGGCAGCAGTAGCGTTATCATCTTGTGTTGTGATGGTGGTCGCACCGTGAGTGGTGGTTTGAATCTGGAAATAATCGCCACTATCGGCTGAGCTTTCAATTCTAAGATCAACGCCACCGTCCTCGATGTCAAGCTGGATTCCATAGTTGATGTCTCCGCCTCCAGCTTCGAACCTTGCTGCTTGGACGAAGCTGGTACCATTTGTTCCGCCTTGTGCATTGATAAGCGCACCGTATACTAAGGTATTGCCGGCAGCAGCTGCGTGCGTAAGCGTTGGGGTGACGTGCAAGCCATACATAGTGTTGGCACCATCGGTAGCCGTGGTATTGTCCATATCCACTTTGATACCATACATGGTATTGTTTGACGTGGTGGCCGACGTCTTATCAAAATCTATTTCTAGTCCGGTTACAGTGGCGGCGTTGGCATCTGTGTAGTCCTTGTCGATTAGCGCGTCTCCTGCCACCACAAGTGTTACACCATCAAACGTAAGGTTCGATTCGACAGTAGCTTCATCTGCATCTTTGTATGTCGCGACCCCATTAGCAGTAGAGCCATCCCAAGATATTCCTGTAGCCGGTAAATTACTCAAATTAGAACCATCACCATAGAAAGCCGATCCAGAGATATTGCCAGATCCAGAAATGGCGCCAGCCACCACGCTTGAAAACTCAGCGAGTGAACCAGTCACAGAACCAGTTAAAGTATTTCCATCAAATGTTAAGTTAACCTCGCCTGTGATGCCACCGGCTCCCGTGGAGGTGAGCACACGATTATCAGTTGCGTTGGTGTAAGAAGTAACCACTCCTGTATTTGTGAGGTTAGAACCATCACCATAGAAGGCAGACGCTGATATGTTGATGGAAGCAGAGATATTTCCTGTTACAGCTAGCACAGTGCCATCGTAGGTTAACCCCGCCAACCCTTGCGCTGTTTTGATGTCGGTCCATATGGCCACCTGAGTGGCTACAGGGGTTCCCGTCTTACCGGCTAAATTGCTAGACCACACACGTGAGTCAATTTCATCGGTTAAGAGAGTGCTCCCATTGTAGACTACAACGGTGTTGTCCGTTCCTGCTGCGACATTAGGAATGTCAACTGTCGCAGCATTAATAGTAACAGAATCGCCGCTAGCGTCGCCAAGCGTGCTGTTTCCGGTCGAAGATAATCCTGCGACCGTTAAAGTGGTGCCGTCGAATACCATATTTGCAGAGCCCGCAAAAGCATTACTATTGTTATACTGAACCTGTGTGGTAGAACCTGCTGCGGTCAAGCCAGATGCAGGAATACCTGTCAGTCCGGCTCCATCGCCCGTATACGAGCCTGCATACACGCCAGCAGAGGCCGAAAAGATAACGGAAGCCGTAATGGCCGAGGAAGAAACGATGAGGCGCTGAACGTTGTTAGTCTTGAGCGCAATAAGATCGTCTTCGAAGTCAATCTGAGTTTCAGCTGGATCCCCTTCGTAGTTAATATCTCCGAATTTCTGAGTTCCTTTGCCACTATTGTATGCCATGTGTTGTTGTTTCCTTTTTGATAATTAGTATTCTCGGAAGCAAATTGCTTTAGTTTCCCTTGGTGCCGATGACCCACCAATTTTCCCCGTCAGACTGGAGTGTGCGAGAGGAGTAGTTCATTTTTAAAACCATCTCGTCGTTAATGTCGATTGAGCCCTCCTGGGTTTTAATAACTATGGGATAAGAGCGCAAATTATATTTGTTGGCGTTAGCTTTCTTAATGTTGAGTATTCTCCCGGTATTATTGCATGCGGGAGGTAACATCACTGTGATAGGGTTCTTAACACTATCGCACAAAACTGTGTAATCGTCTGCTGCCACTTCATATAGTTTTGTCTTAATCTTCTTGATGTTGCTGATGACGGCGCCACCGCAGGTAAGCCCACTTTCAACATTCAGAGAGGTGGTAGCTATTTTTCCTTCAACTTTTAAAGTGTTTTGTGCAACATCGTAGGTTAATTCGGGCGCGGATGCAAATCCTCCCTTCCCTTTTAGCTGAAGTTCGTTAATTTCTCCGGCCGCTTGCGGGATTTTCAAGTTTACGTAGTTGTCGTAAAGATTAGCGAGGGTTGTCTTGTGAACTCCCCCTTGCGACACATCTCCAACGAGCAAAACATCCTTATCACTCAGGTTTTGTCCTGCTGTCGTGATGCTATTAGCTTTGGTCGGGTCGATGACAAGGTTTTTGCCTCTTATTGTAAGTCCGCTTGTTGACGTGAGCCCTATACTAAGACCATCATCATCGGCTATCAGACCGGGCCCCGCTTTAAGCTGTAATGTGCCTCGCACATCTTGAAGTCCGGGACCATGATCGATGTGGATGCCGGCAATAGGTTCGGTAAACTTGTTGTGAGGAACATTCGTGAGTCCCGCGCCAGAGCCTACAAAGTTCTGGGCATGGATATTCTTGGTTTGAAGCGTTTCGCCGTCAAATGTGAGGTGATAATCAGCTTTTAGGGTAGAATCCTTTTGAAATGTAAGGACTGCATTTTTCATGCCGCCGACCACTTTGGTAATGGCCACATCTTTCATTGTGGCACAGGGAC